CGAACCCGTCGCCGAGGGCATACGGGTCTATCGCCTCGGTCATCATTCCGGCCTGAACGTAACTTATCACGGGGATTACACGTCGGCCCATAGCGGTCGGCGTAACGTTTTCGATGGACTGCTTCGGCCCATCCCCGTTAATACTATGCTTACTGTCTGTAGGGAAATCCTTAGATAAGCCCACTTTTGGTGCGCTGATCGGTGCATTGGATATGTCAGAAGTATGTCTAGCAATGGCGCTTTCGATCCCGAAGTCGAAATATAGATTCGGCAGGCCAAGCGACTTCTCGAGTTTGCGGGCCGCCCCCTCCTTGAATCCGGCGCCTCCCCGATAGTTCGGATTAAGCATTTGCCTCAATCTTGTGGCGTCAACGGCCAGAGGATGGGCGCGCGCGAACGCTGCCACGTTGCCACCCGCTTCCTTATCTACAAGCTCTTTTAGCCGCGCTCGGCGGTATGCGTCGATATCCATAGCCCGAATTAAAACCGAAAACTAGCATTTGCTGTGATCGCAAATTCTATTGTTTTGCGAGCAAGTGCTTGCGCTTTGCGAGAGCAAATGCTATCGTTACATCCATGGATACCTTTCGCACCTACTTTAAAGCCCTGACCAAAGACGAGCGCGAGCAGTTGGCGCATCAGGTCGGCACTTCCGCCGCTTACCTCTGGCAGATCGCTTACAAACAGCGCCGCTGCAACGAGTCGATGGCAATCGAGATTGAGAAGGCATCCAAAGGCGCCGTCCGCGTCGAGGATCTTCGACCCGACGTTGATTGGGCCTACATCCGCAGTTCTGCACAGTCTATCGCCGACAGCGATTTCGAAGGAAACGGTGTCTTGCATGGCACGGCTGCCAGCGACGATAGCCAGCCGCCCGTGGGTAGCGCTGACGACGACGGCAAGAAGTAGGTAGTTCGTTTTCATTTTTGGCATCCCTATGGATGCCTTTAATTTCCTCCCCTTCCATCTGGGTAAGCAAGATGGGAATGATCTGGGGCCTGATGAATTTCTTCTAAGGAGTGTGCGCTATGGAACAGTTTGAGATGCGTATGTTCGCGATGTACCAGGAGCCTGTGCGCCTGCCCGACTCTCAGATTGAACCGTTGCCGTTTGAGCGCACGCTTTCACTCGCACTGGAGCTTGGCCTGAAGCGATTTGATCGCAAGACGCTGGCGAAGTTGTGCGGCATTCACTACCCGCACTTCGGCGACCTGATTGCCGGGCGTCGCCCGTTTCCCGCCGTCAAGCTGTCGCGCTTCTGCCTGCTGACGGCTTGTGACTATCCGCGTCAGTGGATCGAGATTCAGGACCGCCGCGAACTGGAAAGCTACAAGGCCCAGAGCGCACAGGTTGTCGGCGACTACATCCAGAAGGCTATGGGGAGGGCGGCGTAATGAACTGCAAACCTGGTGATCTGGCATACCTGGCCGTTAGTGAATCAGCGGCGAATATGGGGGCCGTGCTGGAAGTCTTGAGGCTAAACCCAACTGCGTCAGGTGTTTTTGGTTGCCCGACATGGGATGTTCGTGCATGCCGCCCTTTAGAAAACGCAGTCGTGATGGATATCGAAGGCAACTGCGAAGACTACCGGCTCCGTCCGATCTCTGGCGTCCCCGTCGAGGACGAAGTAACTGACGATCTGGAGATCACCGCATGACCCCCGACGAACGCCGCCAATGGGCGCACACAGTCAGGTACGAGCCTGCTGAGCGGTCTGTCGTGGATCGCGTGGTGGGCCACCCGGTTACGTTCTTTGCATCTCTGGCGTCGCTGCTCTGCCTGGTGCTGTGGGCGACGTTCGAAGCTTGTGGGGTGATTTGAATGAATGCCGACGACGCCCGCGAGAACCGGATTCAGGAGCTTGGCATGAAGCTGGTTAATGCCGATTCGCTCGAACAGCGTATCGCGCTGTGGAGCCTCCTGAGGGCTGAAATCAAGGCGCGCTCGCCGGCGCAGATTAAACGGATGGAATCTGACAAGGGACTGGCGTGAGAACGATGCTCAAACTTTCCCTTATGTGGGCATACAACCATTCTCTCGTTCCGGCAATGGTCGTGACGTGGGCGTTCAAGAAGTTCGATCTGAAGGGGTTCTGAGTGCCCGAAAAAAAAACGCCGGGTGATTCATTTCCGGAACCGCTGACTCCAACGGATTGCGATCTGAGGGACTTCGTGTTTATGCCGCTTGATGTGGTTCGCCTACGCGACAGCGATCTCGCCGCACTCGAAGAACCGGCCGCATGCTGGGCAGCAGTGCTGTTGTGGTGTGCTTCGTGGCATCAATTGCCCGCCGCTTCATTGCCGGACGATGACCGGATACTCGCGCAGTTTGCAGGCTTTGGTCGAGTGGTCAAGGAATGGATGAAGATTCGCAGCGGCGCTTTGCGTGGATGGGTTCTGTGCTCGGATGATCGGCTTTATCACCCGGTTGTCGCAGCAAAGGCCCGAGAGGCATGGCAAGGAAAGCTTGAGCAACGCTGGAGAACTGAGTGTGCCCGCATAAAGAAGTACAACCAGCGCACCGGGCAAAAGATTCAATTTCCTACTTTTGATGAATTCATGTCTCAAGGGAAAACAAAACTTGTCCCTAGGGACACGATAGATGCGTCCCACGGGACAGGTGATGAATGTCCCGGAGACGTCCACGGGGAAACGGCATCCAAGGGACAGGGAGAGGGACAGGGAGAGGGAATTAATAAACCTTCTGTTCCTACCGGAACAGGCGCAGAAGCGCCGACCGGCCTTTCGGCCAAAGAAGCGATTTTCAGCGTGGCGGTTCCGTGGATGGTCGAGAAGGGAATGACGGACAAGGCATGCCGGTCCCTGCTGGGCGGAGCGGTGAAGGCGATGGGCGAAGACAAGGCATGGGAACTGGCGCAGGCAATGATCTCTGAAAACCCGCTTGAACCAGCTGCGTGGTTCTCCAAGGCACTGAACCTGAACATCAAAAAACGCGGTGGCAGCGGGACGCCCGACGCGAAATTCGAAAACTGAGGACCGCAATGAGCAACTGGAACGAAGTCTCCGAACGACTGGCGCAGGAAGCCGAGGCAATCGCCGGCATGCTGTTGCCGAACGGCAAACGTCAGGGACCGGAATGGTGCGCCGGCAGCGTTGACGGCGAGGCCGGGGATTCGCTAAAGGTCCGCATTACCGGCAACAAGGCCGGCGTATGGAAAGATTTTGCGGCCGGCAATGGCGGTGACCTCGTAGACCTTTGGGCTGCAACTCGTGGTCTGACGCTCAAGCAGGCGTTCGAAGCGGCACGCGACTACCTCGGCATTGCCGAGCCGAAGTTTGCAGGTCCGAAGCGCGTCTACTCGAAGCCGGCCAAGCCGCCCGCCACGAAACCGGCTGGGCGCGTGCTTGCGTATCTGACCGATGAACGCAAGCTCTCGCTCGAAACCCTGCAAGCTTTCAAGGTTGGAGCCTCGAAAGAAGATGACGCAATTATTTTCCCATTTCTTCGCGAAGATGGTCTGGTGAACGTCAAGCATCTGGCGCTTGATCGCGAAGCGAACGGCAAGAAAAAGACATGGCAGGCGAAGGACTCCGAGCCATGCCTGTTCGGGTGGCATCTGATTCCCGATGACCGCAAGGCTGTGTTGATCGTTGAGGGCGAACTGGACGCCATGAGCCTGTACCAGTATGGACTTGACGCCCTATCGATCAACCAGGGAGCCGGGAATCACCAATGGATCGATCAGGATTTTGAGCGGCTGCAGCGGTTTCAGGAAATTTTCCTGTGGTTCGACAACGATGACGCCGGCAAGAAGGGTGTGGCCGAGGTAGCAAGTCGCTTGGGGCTGGATCGTTGCCGGATCGTATCGTTCCGCCTGAAAGACGCAAACGAAGCGCTGCAACAAGGCGTCGCACAGGAAGAAATCATTGAGGCGATCGCTGCGGCTCAACGCATCGAGCCGTCCGACCTGAAAACGCCAGAATCATATCTGGACGGCGTAATCGAAATGTTCAGCGGCGTGCCTATCGGGCATACCGGTTCGCCATTGCCCTGGCCGGCATGGCAGGAGCGCGTTCGGCTTCGCCCCGCTGAATTGTCGGTATGGACCGGCATTAACGGCCACGGCAAGAGCGATTTGCTCGGAAATGTTCTCATCAACCTGATTCAGAACGAAGAGCGAATCTGCATTTTTTCCGGCGAAATCAAGCCAAAGATGCTGCTGTATCGGATGACGGTGCAGGCATGTGCGACGGCAAAGGCAACTGTGCCGTTCGTCAAGGCCGCCAACGCGTGGATGACGGGCTCGCTATGGCTTTATGACCATGTGGGTAGTGTCGATCAGGAGAAGCTTCTGGATGCCTTCAAATATGCTGCCAAGCGCTACCGGGTGACGCATTTCGTGATCGACTCACTGATGAAGTGCGGCATTGCTGAAGACGACTACAAAGGTCAGAAGCAATTCATCGACGCCCTGTGCGATTTCAAGAATGATTTCGACGTCCATGTTCATCTGATCGCCCACGCCCGCAAGGGTGAGTCCGAAGAGAAGGCGCCAGGCAAGCTGGATATCAAAGGTACGGGGGCTATCTCGGATCTGGCCGACAACGTGTTCACCGTGTGGCGTAACAAGAAGAAGGAACTCGAGCGCGAGCCGTCGCCGGAAGACGAAGATGCCCGCCTCTACTGCCACAAACAGCGCGCGACTGGCTATGAAGGTGCACTGCGCCTGTGGTTCGACAAGGAAGCGCTTACGTTCAAACAGAGCGCTGATTGGCATGCAAGACCGGCATTTCAATTTTCCACGAAGGAAGCAGCATGAAAGACGTAATCAACGTTAGCAGCATTCAGAAAGAAATCGAAGCGGATTATCTGCGTGGCTTGGATGGATCGAATGATTCCAACGTGCTTGATTTCTTTCTGCGCGAGGAGCGTGCCATACATACGGTTGAGGTCGAAAGAACGAATTTCAATGCAGTACGCCTTGTTCTCTCGCCGGAAATAAAGCGCACAGAGGAAGACCTTAAAGAAGTCGTTGAAATGCTGGTAGAGGCGATCTGCATGGTGCGGGAGATGATTGGTGACGTTCGGCTACAGGCTGTGTTACGGGATCAGGAGCCGTGATTGCCGAGCCTCACCGGCTAGCCGAAGTCCTCGAAGAAATCGCTGACTGGCCGCTAGATCGAAGACGCGAATACATCGCCAGCATACAGACGGCATTCGGCGAACAGGCAGCGGAGCAGATCAGACAGGGATTGGGGGAGTTATGGAAAACGAGGGGGAAGCAATGAATTGTACGGATAGCAGTCCTCAGTGCCAGATGCTAAGCATCGACCCCGGCACGGACCAATCAGGCTGGTGCGTCATCCAGTTCGGTCGCGTCATGGAATCAGGTGTTGCGCCGAATCATTTGTTGCTCTGCAAGGTGCTGGGCTGGAAAGGTGCGCTGGCGATGGAAATGGTTTCTAGCTACGGAATGCCGGTCGGTCGAGAAGTCTTCGAAACCGTGCTGTGGATTGGACGGTTTCAGCAGGCCTACCAATACCCGGAAGTCGTCAAGCTGATCTATCGCCGCGACGTGAAGTTGTATTTGTGCGGATCGACGAAGGCAAAAGATTCGAACATTCGCCAATCACTGCTCGATATGTTCCCACGCACCGGTGGCGGAAAGACGCCGCAGGTAGGGACCAAAAAAGCGCCTGGTCCGCTGTTTGGTATGGCGTCGCATGCATGGTCGGCCCTCGCCGTGGGCGTTACGGCTTTGAATATGAAGGAGGCAGCATAAATGCCAGCCAATCGCAAAACCCGCAAGAAGTACGACCCGACTCGCTTCGTATCGCGCATCGTATCGAACGCCGAAAAGCGTCGCGACGCCAATCCGCTGACGGACGACCAGCAGCGCGATTTAGGCCTCGCCTATCACATCGCTTTCGAAAACATGCTCAAGCGTGGCGGCGAAGAAGATTGGTACGTTTTGGCCGGATCGCTGAACGTCGCACTTGTCCTCGCGGAGAAAGGCTACGGCGAAGAATTCATTCCCGAAATCAAGGCGGCAATGGAAGCGCTGATGTCCGCCAAGTACCGCGCCGACCGCACCGGGAAATGGGCATTCGACGGTCCCGGAATCCAGGTCATGCGAGCCGCTCTCGACTTGCATGACCAGCAATGCGCTCTGGCGACGCGAGCGGAAATCAAGACTGTATTGCAGGCAATCGTGAAACGGGCGAACGAAGGTTTCATGTATGCCACTAGCGATTGCGAATTGGAGGCAGCATGAAAAACGACTGGCTCACAACGGAAGTTGCCCTTCTGCACAAGCACTATGCGAGCGCGCCGTCTGCCGCAGAACTCATGGCGCTTTTCCCGAGGCATACGGCAGGCTCCGTACATCGCATGGCGCGCATTGAAGGGCTATCGCGTCCGCTCGCTGGCGTCGTGAAGGTTCGACCCGGATTGGATCGCATGCTGAAGTTGCTCGAAAGCGACGGCCCTTTGAGTGCAAAGGAGATTAGCGAGCGCCTGGGCATCAAGCGCCGCTCCGTTGAGAACGTCAGGAGCATGTACCAGTCCGCCTTTCGCGTCGCCGGTTGGCTGCCGCCTGAGCACATGGGCAAGTGGGCGCCGAAGTTGGATGTCGCGAACGGGACGCCTGACGCACCGAAACCGTTCTCGGCCAAGGGCAGAAAGCGCGGACGGAAATCGAATAACCCGTTCGCAATTGCATCGGGTCTGGTTGTCGTGCCGAAGGCGGCAACGGGCCGGATTTATATCCACCTGACCGATTCCAAAGACGATGAACTGGAGATGGCAGCATGACCACCTACCAACCCTGCTCCACCCCACCCGAGCGCCCCGGACTTTACGAGGTTCAGCGAATGGATGCCAAGGGAGAGCCGTTCGATTTACCGGAGGTTATGCGATTCGACGGGGTCGAGTTCATTAACCGGTTCGGCGCACCTGTTTTGCCGGGGGATGTTTGGAGGGATGTTCTGGGGGAGCAAAAGTAATGGACGCTTACGAAGATTTCCTGACGCAGAAAGCCCAAATCGGTACACGAGACGGATTCGAGCCAGTTTGGATGCCTGATTACCTGTTTGACTTTCAAAAATCGATGGTCGAATGGTCGCTGATTCAAGGGCGCGGTGCGATTTTTGAAGATTGCGGACTTGGCAAGACGCCGCAGGAACTGGTATGGGCTGAGAACGTCGTCCGCAAAACCAATGGACGCGTGCTCGTGCTGACGTTTCTCGCGGTCGCCGGCCAGATGGTGCGTGAGGCTGAAAAGTTCGGCATATCAGTCAAACGATCGCACGATGGCACTGCGCATCCGGGCATCACTATCGCGAACTATGAAAGATTGCATATGTTCAATCCGAACGATTTCGTCGGCATAGTCTGTGATGAGTCGAGCATCCTGAAATCGTTCGATGGTCGCCGAAAAACTGAAATCACAACATTCATGCGCAAGATGCGTTATCGCCTGCTTGCTACCGCTACCGCCGCGCCGAACGATTACCTTGAGCTAGGGACATCATCGGAAGCCTTGGGCTACCTCGGCCATATGGACATGCTGAACCGGTTTTTCAAAAACGATCTGAACAACAGCGCCCAAGGTCGCATGCGCGGCGAAGTCATCAAGTGGCGCTTCAAGGGGCATGCTGAGCAGCCGTTCTGGCGTTGGGTTTGTTCGTGGGCACGCGCGATGCGCCGACCGTCCGACTTGGGATTTGATGACCAGGCGTTTCAATTGCCGCCACTCAATGAGGCCGAGCACATTGTCGAAACGAACAGCATTGCCGATGGAATGTTGTTTGCGTTGCCGGCCGTTGGCCTGAAGGAGCAGCGCGATGAACGTCGCCGCACGGTGCAGGAGCGCTGCGAAAAAATCGCATCACTGGTCAACCATACGGGGGAGCCGGCGCTCGTCTGGTGTCACCTGAACGAAGAGGGTGATCTGCTCGAAAAGCTTATACCTGATGCGGTTCAGGTGAGTGGCGCCAATTCCGATGAGGCCAAGGAAGAGAGATTGATGGCCTTCGCAGAGAACAAGGCCCGCGTACTCATTACTAAGCCAAAGATCGGCGCGTGGGGTCTGAATTTTCAACACTGCAACCACATCACTGTCTTTCCGTCGCATTCGTTTGAGCAGTACTACCAAGGTGTGCGGCGTTGCTGGCGTTTCGGCCAGAAACGCGCCGTTAAGGTTGACATCGTAACGACAGAAGGTGAGCGCGGGGTGCTGCGCAACCTGCAGCGCAAGGCAGTACAGGCTGATTCTATGTTTTCCGCGCTAGTCAGCGAAATGAATTCTGCAATACACATTGAACGATCAATTGCCTTCACAAAACAACAAGAGGTTCCGTCATGGCTGTGAATGACCAAATCATTACCGACAAGTACGCAATCTATAACGGAGATTGCGTTGAGGTCATGCAGAGTTTCCCTGATGCAAGCATGCACCTATCCGTATATTCACCGCCGTTTGGTGGGTTGTACCACTACAGCAGTAATGACCGAGACTTGTCGAATTGCGCCGATTACGATGGATTTTTCGACCATTATGCATTCGTTGTGCGGGAACTCGCCCGCGTCACGGTGCCCGGCCGCATAACCGCTGTGCATTGCATGGATGTGCCGCGCAGCAATAGTGGTACCGATTCAATGATCGATTTTCCGGGCGACATCATCAAACTGCACGAGCGCGAAGGCTGGCGCTATACAGGACGCAGGATGATCTGGAAAGAGCCTCTTGCCGTGCGTCTGCGTACCATGCAGAAGAATCTCGCCCATGCATCGCTGGTGGCCGATTCGATTGATTGTGGCGTAGCCTCAGGCGACTACCTGCTGACCTTCCGACGCGCCGGCACGAATCCGACGCCGGTTCGTCATCCTGTCGGAATGTTGGAGTATGCCGGCGAGCGCAAACCGCCAAACGATGTGCTCCAGTACCGTGGGTGGGCTGGAAAGCAGACTGAAAACCGTTTTTCGCATTGGATTTGGCGTCAATACGCCGATTGCATGTGGGACGACATTCGCATGAATCGCGTTTTACCCTATCGCGAGTCACGCGAAAGTGATGACGAGAAACACGTCCACCCGCTGCAACTGGATGTGATTGACCGATGCGTTGAACTATTCAGCAATCCTGGTGAGAACGTTCTCACACCATTCATGGGCGTCGGTAGCGAGGTTTATAGCCCCGTTATGTTGGGCCGACGAGGCATTGGTGCCGAACTGAAGGCCAGTTACTTTCGTCAAGCCGTGAAAAACGTTGAGGCTGCGGCGCAAGGCTACCGATTTGACCGTCAGAACGATGATCTATTACTTGAGACAGTAGACGAAGAGGAGGCCGCAGCATGACCCGAGTAACCGAACCCACAACCTCATCCCTTCTCGCGGGGATTTCGCATCGGCAGATGCTTGACATGATGGCTGAGGCCGGAATTTTCTGCTCACCGGATCGGTTCTGTCGAATCCTCCAGGATGCACAGCGCCGC